TTAAGTACTGGACTGACAATGGTTTCCCTGCAGAAATAGGACAGTTGGAACAGGACAACCTGGCGCCGCGTACTCCCATGACAGCGAAGGAAATGTACTATCACTACATTGACCAACGCTGGAATGTTCTAACAGGTTGTAAGGTGTTAGCCATTGAACAACCGTTTGCAGTGCCCCTTCCTAATTTAGCAGATCACTGGTATGTCGGCCGTCTTGATAAGGTCATCGAGTTTAACGGACAGCGACTGGTCGTCGAACACAAGACCACAACTGCCTATGCTACACAAGGAAATTTTAGATCAGATTACATCGAGTCTTGGTATGCCAGCAGTCAGGTTAAAGGCTACCAATTTGGTGCAGGTTTATTGTTCGGTGGAGTTGACGGATGCTGGGTTGATGCTGCGCTTGTGCATCGCAAAGTTCACGACGCCTTTAGATTTATCCCAGTAGCGCACTCACATGACCTGTTGCTGGAATGGATAGAAACAACTGAACAGTGGGCATTGCAGGTTACAATTGCAACTAACAATTCGCTTGTATTGAAATCAATTGTTGCAAACACAGAAGCCGTTCCAGCAGCAGTTGCACGATATACACCGACATTACCAACAGTAGGAACAGTAACACCAACAGTTGATTCAGCAACAAAAGTAACATGCGATTGGCCAGATGTTGTGAATGCAACAGGCTATATCATAGAAAGAGCAACAAATGTAGGATTCACCACAGGAGTAGTTGCCTTCACATCAACAGCAAGCGTATTTCAGGTTACAGGTTTAACAACCGCAACACAATATTGGTTCAGAGTGAGAGCAACAGCAACAGATTACACAACAGGCGCAAATTCTGCTACTGCTACTGAGACCACTTCATAGTATCATTAAGCCAACCAAAATAAAGAACTGCCCACCGAAGTGGGCAGTTTCTATTTAGAGCAGTTATTATACAATCATGCTGATACCAGAAGTCTTAATATACAATCTTATAGGTAATTTCTTAAGAATCATACAAGAAGATTATGCCGCATATGGAACACAAGAAGAGTGTACACTGATTGGTATGATGTTTGATAAAGATGATAACAACAACACAATAGAATTTGATAGATACAATTTCTTGAAACAGGCTAAATCAATTCTATTAAGAGACAACACTAATTCAAGGACACTCAAACATTTCGTTGGGTACAATCTTGAACAGGCATCATCACCATGCATTCACATACTTCTGCCAACAGAAAACAAGGGCAAATTCGACGCAATATCAGTTGATGAAACAGACACATATTTAAGAAATACTTGTAACGGAGATGGAATCTTCCAAAAGAAAAGCAATTCATCAAATTCTGTATATCACCTAATGATTACATCAGACAACAGTCATGAGGTTCTGATAATATATTACTGGTTGAAAGCCATGTTGACCATATTCGGTGATACACTTGGATTGCATGGTATGTTAAATGCTACAGTATCTGGTCAGGATGTTACGATGCAACAAGAATTAACACCACCGCACATCTACCACAGGAATCTGTCAATTCAATTTGATTACGGAAATACCTATGAATTCAGAAGTCTATATTCAAAGATGGATGCAATGGTGTTTAAGATATGTGATGATTTTAGTATTGATGTTGCAGAATATCATGCCAAACCAATAGCAACAAAACCTTTGGCTTAGTTTCAGTTATAAAAATCAAAATACAATATGAGCTTAGGAAAAATAAACAATGTTAGATTTTGTGATATCCATGGAGGTATCAATGAGATTAATCTAAGCGTCATTTACAAGAAATACGCTAACATGGAGAAGACATACCCAGAGTGGTACACATTCCTAAAGAATGACTTTGATTTAGGAGAGATGAAGAACATCTCAAATGGTGATGATGCTAAAGAGGATGTTAAAGAAGTCAAGGTAAACACTCCAAAGAACAAGTAACAATAACAATAAACAAAGAAAAACAATAAATTATGCCTTTAATTGTAAATTTTAACAATAGACAAATAGTTGAACCAGGAAGTTACTCAACTATCAGAGGTTTAGGAGCAATTCCACCAGTAACAGGTGCTTTTGGAACAGTGTTATTGATTGATACTGGTCTCGGCAAGAACTATGGATTTGGCTCTGGTATAACAGGTGAACTTGCACAAAATGCACAAGCAGTGTACGAATTCTCTTCTGTAGAAGATTGTAAGAAAGCATTTGGTGGCGGATTGTTATGGGATTTGATGGACTATCTATGGAATCCTTCAAGAAACGGCAGAGGGATAAACAAATTGCAATATGCTCGTGCTGCGACTACAGTTGCTGCTTTAAAATTGATAACATTCTCAAATGGTGCAATCACTGTTAAAGCTAAGAACGAAGGAATAAGAGGCAATGGGGTATTAACAGGTGGAACAGTCTTAACAAGAGGGTATTCCATGAAATTAAAAGCAGGTACAATCGATTCTGCTAAATTCATATTGCAATTCTATGAAGGGCAATACAGAGGTGCAGACAGTGCAGGTACAGAATATGAAATGGCAGAAACTTTAGTGAAAGAACGTCTATTGACACAAACACCAGAAATCCTTAATGTTAATCAGATTATAGCTTGGATGGCAGCTGATGAGATATTCAATTCATACTTCACTTTATCTGCAAGCACAGCATCAGCAATATCTCTTGTTACAGCTGATGTGACAAACTTTTCTGCGCACCAATTATTTGCATCAGGTACAGAAGCTTATAGCACAACAGCTATGGACTCAGTTCTATCAAGCATAGAGGATTTAGACCATAGTATGATTCTTTCTTTGGATTATGGCATAACACCTTCACCTGCATTGACAGGTGGAGAGATATTGGCAGGAGCAAACAAAGGTGCACTATCGACATTCAATGACAAATTATTAGCTTATGTTAATAACACATCAACCTATACAGATAAATTGTTATGGATTGGTGGAGGACAAAATTCTGCACAATATGATATTCCTGGTGGTGGTGTAGATGGTTCTTTACAACTTTGCGCATATTTCAATAATGATTCAGTAGCTGTTGTACATAGCCAAGTAAAAGTGCCTTCAAGTTTCAATACAGCATTGCCATATAAATTTGTAGATAGCTTATATCATGCTGCTTTATGGTGTGGTCGTACAGCAGGTCTTGAGCCTCAGACATCTCCTACTTATAAAGATGTAAGAATTATTGGAGTTAAACACGAATTGAAGAAATCACAAAGAGAACAAGCTTTGCTTGTAGGATTATTCCATGTGAGATATGTATCGAATATGGGTTATGTTTGTAATCAAGCAGTTACAACATTGAATCCAAACAGTGCATTGGTATATCCAAGTGGAGCGACACCAGAAATCTCCATTAAGAGAATCAAACATCAGTTGAATAAGGAATTGATTATAAATGCCACACCAAGATATGTTGGAGGAAACTTGAACACAGCATCTGCTGCTGAAATCAAAGCATTTACTGAAGGATACTTGCTATCTCGAATTGCTCAACCATTAGCTGACAATCTCATAATCAGATATGAGAACGTGAAAGTTGAATTACAAGGAGCAGATTGGCACATTTCATATTGCTTTGTACCTAATTCACCAATAAACAGATTGTTCTTCACTGGTTATGTGATTGACCCTAACATAAGTATTTAAAAAACAAACATAAAACTAACAAATCATGGCAGATAGAGTAATGACAGCACCCTTGGCAATCATAAAAGTAAATGGAGTTGCTATTGGGAAGATGAAATCAATACGTTGCACCGAGAATATAAGACTACAAAAGGTGGTTGGTATTGGTGCTTTAGTTGCATCGGAATATGCCCCATTGGACTGGACAGGTACATTAAATTGTGGTGCATTTGCCATAGATTTAAGCAAGGAAGTGATTCCTGGTGCTTTACTAAGGAGAATGAACACTGTCCAAGAATGGGAAGACACACTTCTTCTTAGCAATAATGGAGTTCAAATCGATATTCTGAGGAAAGTTGAGGACACAGTTTTGCCGAGTGGTGTTATTGTACCAAAATTAGAAATATTTGCAAGTATCAAAGGTTGCTTCATAACAAGAGAATCATTTGACATATCAGAGTCACAAATATCT